ATATGGCTGGCGGCGTCGTGAACCTGGGCACGATGAGCACCAACAGCACGTCGCTCCAGATGTGGGGTAGCACCAGTGCAGACGGCACGTTCCGGCGTATCTATGGGGCCGATGGCTCAGCCGCTGACATCACGCTCGCCCCTTCGAGCACGGAAGGCCGCATCTACGCGCTGCCTGATGCAGTGTTCGGGCTGTCGTTCTTGAAGATCGTGAGCGGCGGAACCAACAGCACAGGCACCACGGGAATCGTCTCGCTCAAGAGTTGACGCCCCCTCTATGCCGCAACGCATCCCATCCCATAGGCCACTGCGATTGCGTACCGCACCCAGAAGGGATGAGAGCGGTAGACCAAATGCAGCGGCACGAGGGTACTGCTCGGCCGCCTGGTTCAAGACACGGCAAGCTGTGCTGATCCGCGACGCGTGGCAGTGCCAGGAGTGTGGCCGCGTCTGTGCCGACAAGCGTGAAGCCCACGTGGATCACGTGACGCCCAAGGCTCGAGGTGGCACGGACGAGCTCGGCAACCTGCGGACGCTGTGCATCCGTTGCCACGGCAGGAAGACCATGCAGGAGCAACGGCGGAAAGTTTGACAACGCACGCAGGCTGAACGTCACACAGGAGGTGTGGCGATGGCTTGCAGGAAGTGCGGAAGCGATTGGGTCACAAAGACCGGCAAGGATTGCAGCCGTTGTCCAGACTGCGACAAGCAGCAGCGGCTCCAGGCCAGGAAACAGGGCAGGCTGCCTCGGGAAACGCAGAAGACGTGCAGAGTCTGCGGTGCGTTATTTACAGCCACGCCGCAGCGACAGATGGCCATGACTTGCGGCAGCGAATCATGCAGGAAAGCCGGCAATGCAGAAAAGTGTCGCCGCCATAAAGCCAAGAAACGAGCTGGCCTGTCTGCAAAGATGGCACCAAGGCAGTCCATTCAGCCAAAAAAGACCTGCAAGCGTGAAGGCTGCGAGAATCGCGTGAAGGCACGCAAGCACGATTACTGCAGCCAGACCTGTGCTGGCGCTGATGCCAGGGAGTTCAAGCGGACGTTCATGGGGCTGCCTGGCCTCACTCGCAAGGCAATCGCTTTCGCGTCTTGGTTTGTGGATGAGTGGGAGCCACAACGAAAGCGAGCATCAATCGACAAGGCGTCAGTAAACTGCCTTGTGTGCCAAAAGCCAACAGCAGACGCTAACCACAAGTTCTGCTCTCGGGACTGCATGAAGTCGTGGCGAGGAGATTCAATATGTCAGAAGTGTGGTGGAGTGATTGCCAATGCCCATTGGTGCACAACAGTGTGCAAATCATGCAGAAAGAAGAGTGCGATTGCGAGCCGCAAGGGAAACAGAAGTAAGTTTAGGAGTCGGGCCAGGAAGTTTGGCGTTGCATACACGCCGATCAAAAGGCTTGATGTTTACAAGCGAGATGGATGGAGATGCCAACTGTGCGGCAAGATGTGCAAAAGAAGATGGATGGTTAGCAGGGCCTCAGGATTACCGCACCCACGATGCCCGACGATAGACCACATTGTCCCGATGTCTCGCGGAGGCGGGCACGTGATACACAACGTGCAGTTGTCTTGCTGGCAATGCAACATCCGCAAGGGTTCAAGGCTTATAGGACAGCGATTGCTGCCGATTGCATGAGCCCCCCGGCGGTGGGGCAAATAACTGCAACCTGCCAAACCTCAAACCCCACGGTTTCCTTCCACGTGCGCGGCCGCAGAAATCAGCGGCGTTTTTGAGGTGAGCCATGGCAAGAGGCCGGAAGCCGATCCCAGAGGCAGTCAAGAGGCTAGCCGGCAATCCCGGCAAGCGGCCGATCCGGCCCGACCTCCCGGCCCCGGCTGGCTCGCCGCCGATGCCGAAGCGACTGATGGTCGAACCGCTCGCGGTGGAGAAGTGGGATGAGCTCGTGCCGATCCTGTTGGGCCTCGGCACGCTCACGACCGCCGATGGCGAAGCGTTGGCGACTTTGTGCGAGGTGTACGCTGCAACTCAGGCGTGCCTGATGGAGCTACGGGCCAGTGGGCCTGTGATGCACACCGACTTGGGTGGCGTCAAACCCAATCCGGCCGGCCCGTTGTATCGCGGATTAGTGAGCCTACAGGCGTCGCTAATGGGCGAGTTTGGGCTGACCCCTACAAGCAGGGTGCGACTTGGCGGCAAGGAAGAAAAGCCGAGCGACGAAGTCGAAGAGTTCTTCAAGCTCCACGGGGCCTGATCTCTGCAAAGAGGGCCAGGCCAAGTACGAGCGGGTGGTGTATTTCTTCGAAAAGATTCTGCGCCACAGCAAGGGGCAGAACGCCGGCAAGCCGTTCACGCTCCTGCCGTGGCAGCATCGCGTGATGCGTGAGCTCTTCGGGCGGCTGCACCCAGACGGAACGCGGCAGCATCGCGTTGGGTACATCGAGCTCCCTAAGAAGCAAGGGAAGAGCACGACGCTCGCCGGCATCGCGCTCTACATGACCGCCTTCGACTCCGAGCCTGGGGCGGAAGTCTACGGTGCGGCCTGCGACCGCGAGCAGGCGGGCATCATCTACCGGGAGGCGGCGTCGATGGTGCGGGCCTCGCCTGCGTTGTCGAAGCATCTCGAGGTGATCGACAGCCGGAAGACCATCGTCCACAAGGCGAGCAATTCGTTCTACCGGGTTCTCAGTGCAGATGCGTTCCGTGCCGAGGGGCTGAATATCCACGCCCTGCTCTTTGACGAGTTGCACGCCCAGCGGGACCGCCGACTGTGGGATGCCCTGCGGTACGGCGGTGCGGCTCGCCGGCAGCCGCTGCTGCTGTCAATCACGACGGCAGGCTATGACCGCAAGAGCATCTGCTGGGAGCAGCACGCCTACGCGGAGCGGTGCATTGCCGATCCCACAGTGGACCCAGCCTTCTTCGGGTGCATCTACGCCGCGTCGCCAGAGGACGATTGGAAGGCCCGCGAGACATGGCACAAGGCCAACCCGTCGCTGGGCGAGACGATCACGGTGGAGTCATTCGCGGCCGACGCCCGCGAGGCTGAGCAGTCGCCGTCGAAGCTTAATAGCTTTTTGCGATACCGGCTCAACGTCTGGACCACGCAAGACGTGCGGTGGCTGTCGCCAGACAACTGGGCGAAGTGCGGCAAGCCGCTGGCCGGCGACCTGGAGAAGCGGGAGTGGTACGCCGGGCTGGACTTGGCGTCCACGTATGACTTGTCGGCTTTCGTCATGGTGAGCCAGGCCGAGGACGGCACCTTCGACGTGCTGCCGGTTTTCTGGGTGCCCGAGATGAACGCTGCCGAGCGGACGCAGCGGGACAAGGTGGACTACATCGGCTGGATTCGGGACGGCTACATCAGGGTCACGGATGGGAACTGCACCGACTACGACGTAATCCGGCGAGACATCGTGGAACTGTCGCAGAAGTTCAACATCCGGCAGGTGGGAATCGACCGCTGGAACGCCACGCAACTTGCCACGCAACTGCAAGGGGAAGGCGTGAATGTGACAGGCTTTGGACAGGGCTACGGCTCCATGAGCAGCCCGAGTAAGCAACTGGAGAACCTCGTGCTGTCGGAGAAGATCCGCCACGCGAATCATCCGGTGCTGTCGTGGATGGCTGGCAACGTGGCAATACAGACCGACCACCAGGGCAACATCAAGCCGAGTAAGGCGAAGTCAACGGAACGCATCGACGGCATTGTTTCGCTCGTGATGGGAATTGGCCTGCACGCCGTGGCGACCGCCAAGCCAGCCGAACAATCCTGGGACATCATCACGCTATGAGTGACACGGCGATCACGAATGACTACCGGATGCACGAGCTTCGTGGCATCGACTGGAGCGAGATGGGCGGTGGTCGCACCGCGTCGGGCATCCGCGTCAACGCCGATACGTCGATGGCGTGCTCGGCGTACACGGCCTGTATCAGGGTGATTTCCGACAGCGTCTCGTCTCTGCCTCTGCATCTGTACGAGCGAGTCACGACGGGTGGCAAGCGCAAGGTGCCCGAACATCCGCTGTACCGTCTGCTGCACACGCAGCCGAATCCGTGGCAGACGGCCCAGGAGTTTCGGGATTGGATGACGGGGCTGTACCTGCACTACGGCGCGAGCTATGCGGAGAAGCGTCCCGGCCCCCGTGGCACGGTCGGTGAGCTCTGGCCGCTGCACTCGTCACGGATGGAAGAGGAGCGGCTGGAGAACGGCCAGATTCGCTACCTGTACCGTGAGCCGGATGGCCGGCAGACGGTGTACCGGCAAGACCAGATCTTCGCCTTGCGGTACACGACGAGCGACGGCATCCACCCGATCCCGACGTACCGGCTGTTCCAGAACGCCATTGGCCTGGCCCAGGCGTTGGAGGCCCACGGGTCCACGTACTTCGGCAACGGTGCCCGGCCAGGCATCGTGCTGGAGTCCGACAACCCGATCCCGGTCGAGGCAGCCGAGCGTCTGCGTGAGCAGTGGGAGCGGATGCACCGTGGGCCGGATCGAGCACACCGGACGGCGGTGTTGCCGAATGGCGTGAAGGCTCACGAGCTCAGCGGCAGCAACGAGGCGGCGCAGTTCCTTGAGACGCGGCAGTACCAGGTCATCGAAATCTGCCGGGCGTTTCGCGTGCCGCCGCACATGATCCAAGACCTGACCCGCTCGACCTACAGCAACATCGAGGTCCAGGGCACGGAGTTCGTCCAGCACT